AAGAATACTTATGGCGATAAATATTTAAGCAAAAAATTTTGGCTGGATTCTAGCGATAATCTTATGTATAACGGCAAAGCTCCTGAGCTAGTCGAAACAAAGTCAGCAAGAATGCCAGCGTTCTTTGAACATAGTAATGTCAACCTCCCGCAATATTCTTGAGCCGATCCTTGGACCTACTCTTGAATCAGTCCTCTTAGAACTTGAGGAAATCCATCCACCACTTAACCCAAACCCAGATGAAAAGATGGAACAAATTATGTATCGCTCTGGACAACGTTCAGTTGTGGAGTGGATAAGAAATAGAATTAGTGAGGAAGAGTAATGGGAAAGAAGTATACAAATACATGGTCAGCAGATAATCCCTTTTCAATGCCAGTTCAAAAGCAACAATGGGAAATAGAAAACAATCCAAACTGGCCAGGGTATACTGGTTCAACACAACAAGCCAGTCAAACCGCTACTAATACTGTCAATCAGCAAACAGCTACTACTACAAATCAACAAGCAGCTGCAACCAATAATCAACAATCAGCTCCTGAGTTAAATTTCGATTGGTCTAATTGGAATCCATATGAACAAGTCGATCCATTCTCAGGAACTTGGAGAAGTTTTAGTCAGACTGATAGATACAGTGAAAACGTTTGGCAACAAAGCGCATTAGATAATCTAATGAACTTTGCTGAGTCATCAGGTCTTGGTGAATGGGTAACATCAGATACAAGTACTCAAAGGCATGAGATTCCAGCTGCACATGATTGGAGTAAATGGAATAGGCAATGGGAAAATGAATGGCAGCACTCTCAGATTAAAGACCTACAGAATTGGGCTTCTACTGCATACCCTGAGATAGAATTCACTCCTTGGAAAGATGATTCTTATCTTCAATGGAGAGATCGTAGTCAAACTGATACAAAGTTACAGAATGAGTGGCAACAAGGAGCTATTGGAAATTTACAACAGTTCTTTGGTCAAGTTAATGAAGCTTTAAATCCTCAAGTATCAGCTTTACAAACAGCTGCACAACAAGCCGAAGATCAAGCACAGTATGTAGAGGACACTACATTCACAGATGTACTAGGGAATGAAGTAAATACGAATACTGATACTGTTGCTGATACTGTTGCAGATACAACTACTGATACAACTACTGATACAACTACTGATACAACTACTGATACTGTTGCAGAGACTACCGTAGATCCTGTAGATCAAGCTGTATCTACTTTGACTGGTGAAACTGCACAACCATATGATTACAATCAGTTCCTACAGGACATGGCAACCTATCAAGCTGGTCAACCTGTACAGGAAGAATATATACCTAAAGATTCTTTTGAAGATTTCATAGGATATATGAGGCAGTACTCAAATATGGGTGGGTTTGGTGGACCAGCTCAAGCTCCATCTTATGGTTACGGAACTTATGCTCCTTACTCTGGTGGTGTACAAGCAGCTAATCCATATAACAATTTCACCAATTGGATGAATGCTTTTAAATTTGATGATAGTGCTCCGGCAATCTCTACTAATTTAGTAAACTTATAAATAACAATGACAGCAAAAACTAGGTATGATTATTTGTCAAGCGAACGTACCCAGTTTCTAGACGAAGCAGAACAAGCGTCAGAATTAACTCTTCCATATTTAATACTTAAGGATCAATACACCAAGGGGATGAGACATCTCCCTACACCTTGGCAGTCAGTTGGAGCTAAATGTTCAGTGACATTAGCAGCAAAATTAATGCAAGCTATGCTCCCTGTACAAACCAGTTTCTTCAAGCTACAGGTAGATGAAAGTCAACTTGGTCAGGAATTTGGTCCACAGATTAAATCAGAACTAGACTTATCTTTTGCAAAGATTGAACGCACAATCTTAGAAGCTATTGCAGCTTCTGGGGATCGTGTTGCTGTGCATGAAGCTCTTCTACATTTAGTAGTTGCAGGTAATGCGCTTATCTTTATGGGTAAGGAAGGTCTGAAGTTATTTCCGCTTAACCGCTACGTTGTAGAACGAGATGGTAACGGCAACGTGATTGAAATAATCACAAAGGAAACAATTGCTAAAAAATTAATAGAAGATCAACTACCAGAGGATGTACTTAATCAGTACGACACAGTGGTTGATGGATCTGATGATAGCGTTGAGGAATGTGATATTTACACCCACGTCACAAGAGACAACAACAGATACGTCTGGCATCAGGAAGTACATGGAAAAATACTAGAAAAATCCTACGGGAAATCTCCTATTGATGTAACACCTTGGATAGCACTGAGATTTAATTCAGTTGATGGTGAGGATTATGGAAGGGGAAGAGTCGGCCAGTTTATGGGTGACTTAAAATCATTAGAAGCACTGTCTCAAGCTCTCGTTGAGGGTTCAGCAGCTGCAGCAAAAGTTGTGTTCACAGTATCACCTAGCTCTACGACTAAACCAAGCACTCTTGCTAGTGCAGGTAATGGTGCAATTGTGCAAGGTAGACCTGATGATATAGGAGTCGTACAGGTGGGTAAGACCGCTGACTTCAAAACAGCATTTGAAATGATGCAACAACTAGAACGTCGTATTAATGATGCGTTCTTAGTTATGCAAGTTAGGCAAAGTGAACGCACTACAGCAGAAGAGGTACGCCTCACACAGATGGAGTTAGAACAACAGTTAGGAGGATTATTCTCACTACTTACTACAGAGTTCTTACTACCATATCTAAATAGAATACTTAATCAATTCCAAAAGACTGGAAAGATACCACGCTTACCAAAAGATATAGTTAAACCTACTATCGTAGCTGGTGTTAACGCTTTAGGTAGAGGTCAGGATAGAGAAAGCTTAGGTCAGTTCTTACAGATCGTTGCTAACACAATGGGTCCAGAGGCTGTACAGAAGTTCATCAATCCAGAGGAAGTGATTAAGAGATTAGCAGCTGCATCAGGAATAGATGTATTAAACCTTGTCACTTCGATGGAAGAGATACAACAAAAGGAACAAGCTGCACAACAAATGGCTATGCAACAACAACAGGCAGAACAACAAACTGCAATGATGAAGACTCCAATGATGGACCCATCTAAGAATCCTGCATTAGCTGAACAAATGGAACCACCACCACCTGAACAAGAATGAGCGAAACACAAACATACACATATGATGCTGCTGCTGAGACAGTAACTACAGAAGACAATCTAACTCCAGACGAACAAGAATCACTTCTAGTTGGAGAAGAGATGGAGTCTAAAGAGGAAACTCTTTTAGCTGGTAAATATAAGAATGCAGAGGAGTTAGAGAAAGCTCATATAGAACTGCAGAAAAAACTAGGGGAAAAATCTGAAGAGGTTTCAGAAGAACCCGAAGCAAAACAAGAGGAAAAGAAAGAAGAACCAACAGAATCTACAGAAAATATTTTAGATGAACTTTGGTCTAAATCTAAAGATAATAAATTAGATCAGGAGACATTCGATAGACTTTCAAAAATGAATCCTGTTGAGATAGCTAAGTTAGCTATGCAACAACGTCAAGCATCTGAAAAGAATACTCCTAGAGAATTTACAGAGAAAGATGTAGAACAGATTCATGGATTTGTAGGAGGTTCAGATAACTACAACAATATGATGGCTTGGGCGCAGCAGAATGTACCTGAACAAGAGATCAATATGTATGACACAGTGATGGATTTAGGTAATCCAGTTGCTGCTTACTTTGCTGTACAAACACTAGCTCTTAAGTATCAAGATCAAGCAGGTAGGGATGGAAAAATGGTTACAGGAAAAGCACCTAAGTCAACAGCTGATACCTTTAAGAGTCAAGCTGAAATGATTAAAGCTATGGAAGATGATAGATATAACGATGACCCTGCATATCGTCAGGCAATCATGGAGAAACTAGAACGTTCAAACATTAACTTTTAACAATGCCATACGGACCAGGAACATACGGATCTAAGAAAGGTAGACCTAAGAAAGGTACAAAGAAAAAGTAGATAGTCATGGCGACCTGACCGATCATCCTCGCCATTCACCTATCTCTTAATTCAATGACTGTTATAACCGAATACGGTAAACAAAACATTTTCGCTAACGAAACACCACCAAGACTTATGAAAAAAGAAGAAGCATCAGTTCTACTACACGACGCAGAAGAACTCAATGGTCGTGCAGCAATGATTGGATTCATTGTAGCAATCGGCACATACATAACCACTGGACAGATTATTCCAGGTATTTTTTAAACACTTTATAAATGACTACAGCCACATTAACCAAACCATTTGA